TCTTATCAAGGAACGAAATAACGTCTTGAGTAGTTTTTTCTCTTCCCTTGAATACAATTTCGACCAAAGGACCCATATTAAGATAGATGGAATCAGTATCAGAAGCAATAACATAGTCTTCACCATCCGTCTTTAGAACTTTATTTAAATAAGAATTCATCTTATTCATAATCCACTGAATTGAAACCTTACCAGAAAGAGTAATTGCTTCAGCATTTGCAAGTTTGTAATAACGAAAATATTGGTTTCCAATGGCACCATAGGCAGAGTTAAGTTGAATCTTACGTGCCATTTGAATATTATTGCATCGAGCAATCTCTTTAATCAACTCTTTGTTCTTTGTCTTCTCGTATTCTTGCTCTGCTGTAAGCATTTTCTTCTTAAAGATTACACGTTCATCGTAAATCTTCTCCATCAATTCTGGAAGAAACCCACGAACATCCTTACGGTACATAGCACCGTTAGCACATACAGCATAATCTTTATACATCTCAAAAGTAAGTTCTTGATTAAGAATCTTATCAACATTAACAGTAGGATGCCGTTCCTCAAGAAGAGTTTCTGGTGAAATATTGTACTGCATAATCAAATGTGGATAAAGACTGTTCAAGTCAAAACTCACCACCCAATCATACATACCAGGAATAGGTTCTTTTACGTATGCACCTTCATACTTTTCATCTTTACGTTCTGTATTTCGTGGTGGAATTACAACATTTTTCTTTTTGAGATATGTGTAAATGATATTATCCCACATACGAACTTGGTAAAAAACATCGGCATAATTTACCTTTGCATCATACGCCATTGTAAGAGCAAGTTCAATGAGTTTCATCTTGTCTTCCAAACGATCGACAAGTTCCACGTCAATGATGTTATATTCAATAAACTTTTGCCATCCTTTAGTATAGAAGTCTTTAAATGTATCAAATTCGGAGTGATCTAGTTTCTTCTGTCCTAGTTCAACTTCAGCAATATAATCCAGACGATAAGATTCCTGAACCTTATAAGTAAATTTTTTATAAAGATCCAAGTAATCAAGTTGAGTCAAACCACCCACATCAAATGTCGTATGCTTGCGTCCATTAATAAAGATTTCTCCTTCAGTTACAAGTCCCCAGTTGGAAAAACGCTTCATTAGTTTCTCACCAAGAACACGATTCAAACGCTTACAAATGTAAGGAACGTCATACAACTGAATGTTCCATCCAGTAATCACATCAGGCACATCAACCATCCAATAGTTGATGAAATGATTAAGAAGTTCATACTCAGAAGGACAATGGTAATAAGTTACATCCTTACGGGTATTATTGAATGGTTTAACTCCCCAGGTTGTAATCTTCTTAGTAGTATAATCCTGAATACTAATAGATAGGATTTCTTCTGAAGCAGACTCCACATCTGGGAATCCACCTTCAGAAGCAACCTCAATATCCAGAGTTACAAGTTTGATTTTGCTGATGTCAAATTTGATTTCATCATCTGGATATTTTTCGGAAATATACTGATATATGTAACGTTCGTTTCCGTAAATTTCAAATCCATCTACACTCTCATATTTACTATAAAATTCTCGACAATCTTTAACTGTTCCAGGATTTATTGGTTCAACTGTTTCACCACTTAATGTTCTATACTTAGATTCTTTTTTAGTTTTTACATAAAGAGTTGGAAAAAACTCATCTCTTGTTTCAAATCTTTTACCATTTTGTACTCCACGGACCAAAAATTGATTTCCAATCAACTGAACATTAGTGTAAAAATTCATTCTTTAATTAAATCCTCATATTTTTCAAGAAGCGTCGGAGTCGGGTCAGCAAGAGTAAGAATCTTATCCGAACTCATCATAAATGTATCTTGTTTAGTATAACCACTCAAAAATGGTTGTAAAGTTTTTAATCCATTATTATCGATAATGAATGGTTTAATTAACTTACAATCAGGTTCTCCAATATCAGCACCAACTTCTTCAATCTGACTGATTAGAAACTGATTGTTCATCAATACTAATACTTTGATCATCTTTTCCATTTTTATTCACACTACTTAAGTACATTTTTTTTAATGAGGATGCGGGTTCAACCATTGTGATTACCCAATCCGCTGGGATAGGTATTTTTTTATCACTAGTAAGAGGAATCCAAGGATGCAAAGAAACTTCAACTCCTTGATTTTTATCATTATCTGGGGATGAAAATGATTGATTTATAATTTTAACTACACAAGGACTATCTAGATAATATCCAACAACTCTTCGGAAGTCTTCTTTATCATCTTCTTCTCCACCTAGTACCATCTCAGAAACATCTGAAATTATATCTTCTCCAGATTTAACCAGCAATAATTTAACAGTCATAATTTTTGGAACACCTAGGATAATTTTAGCAAGAAAAAAAGGAGGTGTCAACTGGATTTTGCCAGTTACCTCCCGTGGCATAGCGCCGACGATATTCAATTATATTTATAGATAATCTTTGCGCTTATGATGATCCGGAACAATTCTACCAAGAGTCACAGTCAAAATCCCATCCTCAAAATCAACCGATCGTACTTCCGTATCATCAGAGAGTGTCCACGCTCTCTTAAAACTCCGTTGAGCCAAACCCTTGTGGATATAGTTGGACTCCGTTTCTTTGTCTTCTTTTTGACCCTCCACAAAAAGTTTACCATCTTGCGTGTAGACATAAACTTCTTTCTTTTTAAATCCAGCAAGTGCAAGTTCGAGTCGTGATTCTACATTACTAACTTGAACCAGATTATATGGTGGATAATTCGAATTTGTTTCGTGAATTTTAAAAATACGATCAAAGTATTCATCCATACCAATAGTATTGCGGTTGATCCTTTCCAACAAAGCAGGAAGATCCGCAGACTGATATTTCATCAGATTAGTCATTATGGTAGCTCCTTTACAGCGAGTTTGTGTTTTGTGGACCCTTACGGCATCCATTACTAATTATACAAGATACGAAAAAAAGAGGAAGAGTAAAAACCCAACCTCTTTTTACGGTATTTTCACTTTTATAAAAAGTTATTTAAATTCAATCAACATCTTCAACTTTTCCTTTTTTACCTATATTATACTTTTGCTCCAAAATCCATTCTCCCTTTTCTTTATAAGAAAGAACTTTAATTTGATTGAGAGGTGCTATATCAAGAATTTTATCAGAATCAACTACTGTAATAAGTCCCCAATCAGAAAGAAGACGTACAATACGATTTCTACGTTGCACATCATTTACAGTAAGATTTGCATGTTTACCATCTAAAGCAAACAGCTCTTTAAAATGAGTGATGAAATATCTACCTTGTTTATGAAGAATGTGAGCACTTTGATATAGTTTTTTTTCTTTTCTAGAAGCTACTCCAATTCTAGTTAAAGTTTCACGAACTTTTAAAAAGTCGTCTGGTTCATTTAAAATGACCTCCACCATCATATTAGGAGACCAATTTACTTGAGGTTCAATTGTTTGGTTAGTCATTTTGTTCCGCCAATATCAAGTCGTTTTTTAATGAAAGCAAGTTGTTCTTTTGTTAGGATTTTCAATGCCTGAGATGCTTTTTCATTACTATATCCATAGTATTGTTTTACACATTCTAAGTCTTTGACTTTATCCTTATGGATCCAGGGAGAAAACCTCTTCCTTTTCCTGATACTATTTAGATAAAATGAATATTGCATATCTTTATCAAGATGATGATTTAAATTCATTTCATTTGCAAAAAGTACTGTATCAACTTGCCCCGAAAGACAACGATTGATAATGTAAGGTGCATACTCCTTCTCAAGGGAAGGGTCTTCATCAATTAGGTGATGTTTCGTCTGATTGATCGAATTTAACCAGTCCTTCAATTCCATAATTAAAAAGCAATAGTTCTTTACGTTGTTTTTGCTCACGCATATATTCACCAACAGAACGCATAGTATAAGTTAAATCAAACTCAGCAGCATTCCAGTTCTTAAAACGATCCTTCACAAGTTGATCTGAATTATAACTGATCAATTGATCCATATTATTAGTATCGCAATCAGCAGCAAACTTATCGTGATCAAATCTTTTGTGCATTGATCCTTTGTTCCCATAGAGATTATCCTTAATATCATAAGGAGGATCGAGATACATAAAAGCACCTTTGTTCCCATCCATCAGATAATCGTATGAATAGTTAGTTATACGCCAACTAGCAATTAACTTGGAATACTCTGGCAATTTTTCAATTCCTCGCAAGGAAAAGTTGGAGTTACTTGCTTGCCCTGAAAAAGATGAACTTTCGGTAAGACCACTAAAAGAGCATTTGTTAACAATATAGAAAGCGACAGCACGATTAAAGTTCGTTTCAGACTCATCATTGATATTCTCCTTTGATTTTAAAAAAAGTTCTTTGGCAAGTTCGGGAGTATTGTAAGCAAGTTTACAATCAATCAACTCATTCTTGAGATCATTCCCAAACATCTGGAGTTGTTGCCAGAAATTTACAAGAGGTTCATATAGATCATTTACCCAAATATCCAGGTAAGGATATTTCTTGGTAATATAAATAGCAACACTTCCACCACCAAGAAATGGTTCTCGGAACTCATCATAGTTGCGAAGGTCAGGAAAATAAGGTCCCATCTTTTCACAAGCACGGGACTTACCACCAGGATATCTTAAACAAGTTTTTAACGATTTTTGCGTCATTTAAACTCAACCTCACACATAAGTTCAGTTAATGCTGCTAGGAGGTTAATTTCTTGATCAACCACAAAACAACATTGGTATTGATACTTAGCAATAACAAGAACGGCAGCAGGGATAGATTGGGGTGTAAGGCAATCATAACAGGCGTCATAAACCCTGCGAAGTAAAACAGAAGCATCGTTGTCAAGGTTGGAGACCACCCACTTACGAACTTCTGTAAAGTTTTTGTCTTTGAGAGATTTAATAAGTTCATTTACAGAGATGTCTGAGAAAGATGCAAGAATGCCTGCGTCGATTTTTCCTCCTGTAGAATATCTTTGACATTCGTTGAGAACACGCCTGAAATCAGGAAAGTGCTTTGATACAAGTTCTGCAAGGACTTTTTGATCATACTCAATTTTTTCTTGATCCAGAATCGTCTGGAGACGTTTGAAGAATGCTCCTGCGAGTTGTGCCTTTTGCTTTCC